CAATTACATTGGACAATGTAGGGATCTTGGAATGCAATATTTACAATATAGACGGAGATAAGATTGCTGATGCATCAGCAGTAAATAGCTCCGCTCTTGGTGTGGCCTTCCCTATTGATCACATTATCGGAAAAAGCGATGGAACTCTTGGATTGAATGGAGAGATAATAGACATCATTGTATGCAACAATACAGTGCTTGATGTAGGCACAATTAAAGCCTTTGGAAGGCGATACAAAGCACTTAAAAATAAAGACTAAGGTTCTATTTCTCTGTAGAAAGATTGAACCAAAAGCCTTGCTTTTTGGGTTAGCGCATACCTTACTCTGTAGTTAAACTTCGTCTCCTCTCTAAACAGGTGGTCATCTATGCTGTCTGATGGAGTTAGCTTGTCAAAGTGTTTGTAGACGTAATCTTGCTTAACTAACTCATACACAATTCTTTCTGCTAGCTTTTTTTCAGAGTAGTTGTAGTCCTCTGCTGCGTACTTAAGAGTCCAGAATTCTAGGTCGTATGCCCACAGCATAAACAAGAGCTCCTTCTCGAAGATGTCTCTCTTCTTGCAGAAGTCTACCATGCTGGTTCTTAGCCTTTTGAGGTAGTTGTTTTTTACGTACCTTTGATTGAGCTTCGAGAACTCTCGAAACAGCTTCTTTTTTGAAACGGTGCTTTTGGGCATAAACTAAAATGAGCGATAAAGATATGGAAGAATACGATTTTTTGCTAGAGGTTCAGGATATCCACCATCAAATGGAGATGCTCATTGAGAAGTACGGAATGAAAGGTAGGGTAATGTCTGTTATGGTTACTGGTATACTTGAGCCTATTGATGAAGAGACTAGTTCTATGAAGGCTATGTTCAGCTACAATCTCGAATCAAAGGAGGAGATGTCTGAGATAGTCAAGTTCATAGAGAACACTTACCAGGAGGGTGATGACGAACCTGACCTTGACGACCTTCTAGGCGGATTGGGCATCTCTTTGAACTAAGCCTTATATTTGTGCTCTTGTAAAGAGCTAAAACAAATTAAGGGCAATGGACGGTCTTATTAGAAAGATTATCATAGGCAGGGATCCTAAGGATGCCATGGCCTATTACGTAGGCATGAGAGCGGGAGGGGGAGAAGTCTCCACCATTATCATGGACGAAGAACACCTTTTCAGGTACAACAAAAAGAGATATCTAGTATATTTGTCTCAAGACGACGCACAAGTATTGTGGAAGTGCGTCGATGACATGCCATGTATTATTGAGTATGACTGCAACTTCTAAAAGCAAGGGCCTTGGCGACAGCATAGAAAAGTTCACCAAGTCTACAGGAATTAAAAAGCTCGTTGAGAAATACGGCCCGTCTGATTGCGGGTGCAGTGAGCGACGCGATAAATTGAATGAAATGTTCCCCTACAAAAATGAAGACTCTTGACTTGTTTGTTGTTGAGCTAGAAAAGCAAATCAACGACACCATTAAGACTGACTCTGGCTTGGAGCTTTACGTAGACTCTAAGTGGAATGAATTCAAACACAGAGTGACAGAGGGCCCCGTTGTGTGCGCCCCCATGAAGTTTGATACTGGCGTAGAGCCAGGTGACACCTTGTACTTTCACCACCTAGTTGTCTTGAATGAAGGCCAAGTTCTTACTGGTCATGATAAGCACTTCTTGGTTCGGTACGATCCAGACCAGACGATCAACAACCAGGCTATCGCTTACAAGAGCAAAAAAAGTGGACACATATATACCCTCGGTGGTTGGGCTCTTTTGACCCCCGTCGAACAAGACGAAGAGAATGAAGCAAAAAGCGATGTTATCGAGGTTGTCAAGCTGTCCGAGTCTCCTGTTCGCAAAGCTCGCATTGCTTTTGACGCTCCTTGGCTTGAAGAGCTTGGGGTCGGTACTGGCGATGTTGTGGGTATTAAAAAGAACAGAGACTACGAGATAACGATTGACGACGTAAAGTACTTTAGAGTTCGAGCAGAAGATATTTTGTATGTCGAAGAGGAAGTTCACAACGGTTGATGCTGCTCAGCGCCTCATGA